AGCCCATGACCTCACGCTCTGGGCAACCAGACCAGTGGTGCCAGCCGCACGTTCGTCGTCACGACCCCAGAGCGTGAGGTCATGGGCTACTACGCTTTGGCTGCAGGTGCCGTCGCGCACCAAGACGCTACCCGGTCCATTCGTCAGAATATGCCCGACCCGATTCCAGTGATGGTCCTGGCCCGTTTGGCTGTCGATGCCCGAGCGCAAGGAATGAAACTGGGGGCAGCCTTGCTTCAGGATGCGCTGCAGCGCTGTGTACTGGTATCGCAAAACACAGGTGTGCGAGCCATGCTTGTGCATGCACTGAACGATCGTGCCCGCCAGTTTTACGAGTACTACGGTTTTAAGGCATCGCCCGCACATCCCATGACACTGATGCTGCGGATCAATCAGTCATCAATCTGATCTTCAGCCAGCGATTTCAGCCCAGGGATCGTTCTTGTCGACCGAATCCTGCGGCACCCGAACCCGCGAGCGGGATGCGGGGGTGAACCCCATCTCCGTCTCGTAGCCCTTCATCTCTTGGGCCAGATCACGGATCACATCCATGAGCGGCGAGCGACGCAAGATGCCGCTTGGGGTTTTGATGATCATGCCGGCCACACCCGATCGATTGATTTTGCCCAACGCCTCGCGGTAAAGCCCTGCGCAGTTGGCCCAGCGCTCGAGCACGGATGCGTCAAGCGATGACAACAAACCCGGCGGTGCGTTCTCCACCGCATATATCCAGGCCTCCTTGGCGATATCGGACATGTACTCAGGTGGCTCACCCAACTGCCCGCCTGGGCGGGGCTCATGCGGGTTGGCTCGGCACTTCTGAAGCGTGCCCTTGATCTTCTTGACCGCCGCAGGCAACGGTTTACGGCCGGCCATGTGGCTCCAACTCTTCGGCTTGGACCGCAAGTTGCGAAAGCTCAGACAAGGTCATTGCACGCAGATCCTCCGCCTGGGCCGAGGTCATGTCTTCCGGTCCCGCAGGAATCCAGGACGACGCATCTAGCCTCTGAATCTCGGCCAGGCTTGTCATGTAGGCCTGTTCAGCGGTCAGTTCCGGCATTGGCTTGTCCAAAAAAGTTTTTCAATTTGCACGCGGAAAAATTTGGGCAGGCGCGCGCATCTGCGCCTCCCAACCGTAGAGATTCGACCCCCCTACCTCATGGGCGAGGGGGTCTAGCGCCGGCCGGCAGTCTCTCTGGCCGTCTTGCGGTTGTGGCAAGCGACGCAGAGAGGCTGCAGGTTGGCCCTGTCAAAGCGGGCACCGCCGTCCTTGAGCGGCACCACGTGATCCACCACCCCAGCCGCAACCAGGCGACCGAGGGCCTTACACACCAGGCACAGGGGGCTCTCGCGAAGTACCGCGGCCCTCAGCACCCGCCAGTCCTTGGACTGGTAGAAGCCGACCTCAACATCAAAGCCACGCCTGGCCCGCCCATAGTCACGGTGCGCGCTGGCTCGGTGCTGGGGGCAAAAGCCCGGGCTTGCCAGTAACGCCCCGCAGCCGGGGTAACGGCAGGGAGTTGGGGCACTTCTGGGCATGTTCGGGTGTTGATCAAGAAATAAGCGACACAAGCTCTGAAATGACTTGGCTTCATCGGGAAGAAGAGCGTTCATACGAACGTCATCAACACCCCCGCAAGGAGCCACCATGTCCTACAGCAGCACCAGGTTCACGGTCGATGAACTTGGGTTCATCCAAACCGCCCTGACCAAAGTCCTCAGCGCAGCCACCTCTGGGGAACTTGACCTCAACCGTCTGGCCCGCGAAGAACTCGCCTCTCGAGGCCTGGACCTCGAAGGCAACTGGGTGGGCTTTGATCGAGCCCGCCAGATTCACAAGTTGGAGGGCAATGTTTGATGAACACCCAAGCTCGTGACCAACTCTTGCAACGCATTGCTGCCGAGCATCTCTTTGTCGAGACGCTGGAGACCCGCAACAGCGACCGACTCGACTTCTACGACGTGAGCGTTTGGGGAATCCGCCAAGCCCTCATCGATGCTTTCGAAGCTGGACGCCTTGCCAGCAGCAACCACACCCCCAACTGAAAAGGAGACGTCATGTCCAACAAACTCACCCCCACCCAGCACGCCATCCTCTCCCATGCCCTGGCTCAGACGCAGGGCAAGGTGCTCTGGTTTCCCGAGACCCTCAAGGGAGGCGCCAAGGCCAAAGCCATCGAAAGCCTGGTGAGCCACGGCCTGATCTCACAGAAGAAGCGTGAGACCGTGGTCACCAAGGCCGGCTACGAGGCATTGGGCCTCAAGCCCCCTGTCGTCGAGCCGCGGACCGTTCGAACCCGGGAGACCAGCAAACAGGCCACGGTGATCAACATGCTCAAGCGGGCCGAGGGTGCCTCCATCGAACAAATCTGCGCGGCCACCGGATGGCAACCGCACACGGTCCGAGGCGCAATGGCTGGCGCACTCAAAAAGAAACTGGGACTGGACATCCAGTCCTCCAAAGAGTCCGGTGGTGCCCGCACCTACCGCATTGCCAGCCAGGAGACACCGACATGCCAAGCATGACCATCACCGTAGAACGAACCCCGATGACCCTGCGCATCGATGGGCGTGAGATTCGAGTCGAAAAGCTTGGAATCAAGCTGCCCTTTGGCCGTAAGCCCACCGACCTGACAGACATCGCTGGAAGTGGCGACGATGCCGTCTACATCACCGAGACCCGGGACCTCTCAGCTGAGGAATTCGACGACTTTGCAGGGCACCTTTACAAGTCACGGGACTGGCTCGACGGCAAAGGCGGGTACTGGGAGGACGGTCGCCTCTGCGTTGAAGTCCACGCACCCGGAAGGCCGTACCTCTTTGTAGACCCCTCAGGCAGTGATTACGGTCGCTACGTCGCCAGACTCGGCTGAATTGTCAGAAGGGTCGGCGGCTGGGTCTCCCAGGCGGGTGGCTTTGCGACCGGTGAACTCTTCCCAACGTTTGACGATCACGTCCACGTACTTTGGGTCGAGTTCGATGAGCCGGGCTCTGCGTCCTGACTTCTCGCAAGCAATCAGCGTCGAGCCAGAGCCGCCAAAGGGATCCAGCACCAGGTCACGGGTCTTGCTGCTGTTGCGGATCGCCCGCTCGACCAACTCCACCGGCTTCATGGTGGGGTGCAGGTCGTTCTTTGCAGGCTTCTTGACGTTCCACACATCACCCTGGTCGCGAGCACCGCACCAGTAGTGATCGGTTCCATCTTTCCAGCCGTAGAGGATCGGCTCGTACTGCCGCTGGTAGTCGGCCCGTCCGAGCGTGAACGTGTTCTTGGCCCAGATGATGAAGGTAGACCATTTGCCGCCTGCAGCGCGAAACGCAGCTTGCAGAGTATCGAGTTCACTGGAGGACATGGCGATGTACACCGCGCCCTTGGTTCGATTGAGGATGTTGTCGCAGGCATCGAACAAGAAGCTGCCGAACCCTTCGCCCAGGTTGTCGTTCATGATGGGGCGGTTCTTGCCACGCATCTTGTCCTTGGCCGTGTTGGCGTAGTTCACGTTGTAGGGCGGATCGGTGAAGGTCATGTCCACCAGTTCTTCACCGAGCAACGCCTGATAGTCATCAGCCTTGGTGGCGTCACCACAGAGCAGCTTGTGCTCACCAAGTACCCAGATGTCACCCGGCTTGGAGACCGGAGTCTCGGTGACCTCAGGTACCGCATCTTCATCGGTCAAGCCGTCTTGGGTTTTCTCTTCGCCGGCAATCAGAGCCTCCCACTCCTCAGTGGAAAAGCCCGTGAGGCCAAGGTCAAAGCCAGCGTCCTTGAGCTCGGACAACTCGATGCCAAGCAGTTCGTCCTCCCACGAGGCGTTCTCACCGATCTTGTTGTCGGCCAGGATCAAGGCTCGACGCTGGGTGTCGGTAAGGTGCTCCATCGGCACCACAGGAACCTCGGCAAGACCAAGTTTGCGAGCCGCCAGCAGCCGACCATGCCCGGCAATAACGTTGCTCGCACCATCGATCAGGATGGGAGCACCCCAGCCAAACTCCCGAATGCTCGCGGCGATCTGAGCCACCTGAGCGTCGGAATGCTGCTTGGCATTGCGCGCATAGGGGATCAGCGAATCGACCGCGCGGTATTCGAGTTTGATGGGGTTCATGAAGGCCTGAAATGAAAAACCCGCCTCGCAGCACCGGGTGCATGGGGCGGGTTTGAAGGGCAGAAAACAAAACGCCCACCGAGATGAACTGGGCGGGCGTGATTTGAGTGATTAGCTGAATACTAGCTCTTCGATATATATTGGTCAAGCACTTTCAGCGTGAATATCCGTAGTGAACTGCCAGCACTGCGAGCGCACCGACCAGGATGCCTTTGGCCTCGTACTGATTGAGCGTTCGGCCGTTCCACCCCTCAACGGCAGACCACTCTTTCACGCTGCGACCCAGACCTGCCACATGCCACACGGCGCAGCCTCCCGGGCTGCTGATTCCGCCTACCGCGTCGAGCGCCTCATGCATGCGTTTGCGTGCCCAAACCACCCGCTCGGTCATGCTGTCCTTCCACTGACCACCGGGAATGCGGGTGAGCGGCGGACCGCCTGCCGGGTCCATCTGGGCAAAGACAAAGGTTCGGTTGAAGTCCTGGCCTGCGTCGTGCATTTGAGGAGTGATTGAGCCGTTGCGAAGCAAGATGCCCAGGGAGTCGATGCAGCGAAAGTGCTCGGTGCGGTAGCTCGTGCCTTCTTCGGCAAGGCTGTTCCACTCGGCAAGCCGGCCGCCGACCAGGCGAACGACACTGCCGTGCTCCAGGGGTTGAGTGAGCGGTTTTTTAGCCATGGCGGGCACCTCCCGCAGTGCGCCCGGCGCTTTGCGCCAATGCCCAGTCCAAAACAGCCAAGGCATCAGCCTCGTTGTCATCGGCCACCAGGTAGCCTCGGGCACGCACAGCAGAAACCATCTCGGACTTGCCAGCGTTTCCCTTGCCGGTCACATGGCGCTTGATCGTGCCCACGGGGACGCCTTGGTACGGGATCTTTTGGTGCTCGCACCAGCTGGTCAGGGTTGCCAGAAAGCCGCCATAAGCGTGCGCGGCATCGACTCCAAGGTGACGGCGCACCTCCTCGAAATAAACCGCGTCCAGCCAGGATGCAGCGCCTCTCGGAGCCGTCGTAGCCAGGAGTTCATCAAGCCAGCGACGAAAGCGCAGGTAGCGCATACCGCCACCCTCGAATCGCTGGGGCTTGAAGCTGACATAGCCGTGGGTGACCGAGCGATCAGGCAGGCTCAGAGCCCAGCCAGTCGTGGTGCCCAGGTCCAGCGCCAGAACGGCTTGGGGTGTGGCGTTGGGTCGGGAATCTTGTGGGTGATGCATCGGGAAAGTCCTCCAAGGGTGCGAACAAGCGCTCGTGCCAACTTGTTCAAGCGACCTGGAGGAGCTCTGGCATCGCCGGGTCAGGGCTGATGCGGCTCCCTCATGTCCGTTTCTGATACGGCTTCGGGGAAGTCAAAGCGGCTCACGTGGCAGTGGCCAGGGCCGGCTTCAATCTTTCATCTTTCAACGCCAAGTGCATGGGCCTTGGAGTAGTAGAGAGATATTTCAATATTTATTTATTTCAATCTAGTTCTCTTTCTCTCTGTCTCTGTCTGGGGGGCTTTGCGCGCGCGAGGCTCTAGGCCCCCACTTTTTATATGTGTATCTCTAGTGGGGGGTTTGAAAGATGAAATTACTGAAGCAAGCCCATCCGGGCGCCACCCGCACCTCATAGGACCTTGATCCACTGGGCCGGGCGACCCTTGCTTTGCAGGGCCATCATCTCGATCAGCCCGGCCTCAGCCAGGGTGCGCAACACGCCGTCGCGCTGGCGGTGATCCATGAACTGGGTGCGCCTGGTGAAGTCGCTCTTGGACATGCCGGCCATGCCCGCATCCCGCAAGATCTGCATGGCCCGCTTGTGGTGGGACTCGACCTGGTTCTCGGAAACCCGGGCTGATGCCTCACGGATGGTGAGTTCGGCACAGTGACGCGAGAGCATGATCCCCCACTCGGCATCGTGATCCTCGATCTGGGGGTCCACAGGGTCACGCGATACCGCTCGAATGAGCGCCAGCTTGGTGGCGTTCTCCTCGATTCGGGCCAGGATGGACGAGTACCCGGTGCCTCGTGAGGTGCGAAGGCGCGCAACCAACTCCTGGTCAAGCTGGCGGAAGGTGGCTCTGGCTTGCGGAGTCATCGGGACCACGCGAGGGTCCACCAGCACCTCATCGATGGCACCCACATCCGTGAGATTGCCGTTGAGCTTGCCCCCTCCCTGGTGGATAAGGATCAACCGGTCAATCAGGTCTTGGGGCGGGTCGATGACGCCAAACGCCTCGTTGCTGTCCGGAAAGTCGTCCTCGCTTTCCATGATCAGAAAGCGGGCCAACGACCCGTCTGCCACGTTGGACGCCTGCAGCGCCTGCCAAAAGTGCAAAGGCGTCGTGGTGCCATAGATGCAAGCGCATGGCTGGTGAATGGCCCGGTGGGCGTTGTTGTGCTGGGTGCTGGCGTACTCGACCCCGAAGTAGGTGGTGCCCGAAGTGGTGTAGAGCTCGGTCATCAGGTCCAGGATCTCGCAGACATAGCGCGGCGAACGCTTGCGGTCG